GGAATATCAATTCGTTGATCAATTCATTGATCCGTCAAATCCTTCCGTTGCATATCAAATGCAAAAATCCGACGATTATTTGTTGAAACAATATGCGGAAATTGACAAGTTGAACAAGGATTGATTTGACAACGCAACCATTCAAGTTGTGTTGCAATACATCAAACAAGACAAGTTTCGATCAAAAAACATTTTATCGATCCGCAAGTTGCGTGAAAAAGACAAAGACGGCGTGCCGTATATTGTGCGCATGATCGAAAAAATCAAACAATTCAAACCAAATGTCATTGATCTTGACACTTTATAATTTATCAAACCACAAATGCTTTGAACAATCAAACCCGCACAAAATCAAGAATTTGTTTGCGTTCATTTGTTTTCCGGTGATGTGTTGCTTTGGAATGGAAACATTGATCAAATAAATTTGGTTTTACAACAAGCAACAAAATTTGTGAAAATATCATGAAACGTTGTGAACATCAACGAAATCAAATTCGTTGAACCATATTCACCAACCGACATTGAAGTTTTCATTGCAACACAAACAGATCCAACCGTGAAAAAGGAATTGCAACAAATCATGAAAGAACGTCAAGAAAAGAATTTGAAAACAAACGGGGTTGATCACTTGCGGTGAATATACGAAACCCGCAAAAAATAAAGTTTTTATTTTCTTATTTCAAAAGAAATGAAATATTCAAAGACTTGCGAATGTTGCGGAAATGTTGTTTCCGCATACACGCACAAATTGAACGCATGGAATGTTGACATGCTTGAAAAATTGGTTTTGTTTCATAGGAAACGAAATCGTCCCGCAATCATTTCGGAATTGTGATTGTCACCGATCGAATATTCCGTGTTTTCAAAGATGAAACATTTCGGGATCATTTCACATGTGAAACGAAAAAGGGCGTTGACGAACGAAGACGTCACATGACGAATTCCAACGCAAAAATGAATTGATCGGTTGAAGTGACAAATTCAGATCGAAAACAGATCCGCAAGTTTCGGGAAACAAACATTGCCGTTGGATCACGAAGCACGACAAACGGACAAAATTTGACGAAAGTTGGTTCGGGTTCGAGATGTCAAAGCGGATTATAAACGAAAACACGGTGACGAATACAAAAAGGAAAAATGAACAAGATCTTTGTTTGATTTTATTTTGTGACAATAAACATGGAAACATTGATTTTGGTTGTGTTGCACGTTTATCAAATGATCAATCAACCACAACCACAAATTGATCCGTCAAATCCTTTGAACTATTCGATAACAATTGACGGGTTTGATTATTATTCCGACGCAAACCGTCGGGCGAACTTGCGGTTTGAATGAACATCGGGTGACATTGCAATTGTTGAAACATTCATGCAAGAAGCAATGTTCAACAAAGACGCCGTTTGATCAAAGGGTGAAAAATGACTTTGTCAATTGTTGCCGAACAAAACAAACAACAAACGATTGAATGATCCACGCCGATCAAGCGGTGATTTTCAAGCACAAATTTGTCTTGAAAAACGACTTGCCGTTCCGGACAAATCAAAGATCCGGTTTGCGTATAAATCAAGACATAAACAAACACACAAAATCAAATTTGTCAAATAAAAAAATAAACATTGACTTGAAATTGTAAAAAATAAAAATACAAAATAATTGTTTTATATTACAAACCCGCAAAAATGAAAAAAAACGTTTTGGTTTGATTTCCAAAGAAAAAAACATTTCGAAATTCAACAACGGACAATGAAAAATGATTGATCCTTGCATGAATAAATCTTGCACTTGCGGTTTATTCGTCGATTTTTGCAATCGGGTTTGGATTGTTCATTTTTAATTGTTTTTTTGTTTATTCATGGATCAAAAAGTCATAAAAACACCGCTTGACGATGTTGTGTTCATAAAAACACGCGTGAACACATTGAATTTCAAATGTGAAAGATGTTGAACGATCATGACGGACGGACGAACGATCATGAAAAAAAGATTTTGGTTCGACAATCAAAAAAAAGAAAAACAACATGTTCTTTGCAACAAATGTTTCAAGTTGGTTGCGGACAAATATGAAAATTTATTTCCGGATCGAAAATGCAATGTTGAAACATCAAACGGATCGGTTGAAATCACGTCATAAATCACCAACGGACGTCATTCATTGTGAAATTCCGGATTGTCCAAACATTGCAACGGACATTCACCACATTTCACGTTCAATGCGTTGAAAAAGAACCAACAAATCCGACGGATCGGATTTGATTGCACTTTGTAGGTTTCACCACGAAAAAATCCACGCACAAAACACGTGAAAAAATATCGAAAATTTACTTGAAATCGTCAAAAATATTCTTATAAGAAAAAAAAGGTTTTATTCTTAATCAATAAAAACATGGATTGCAAACAACAAACTTTCGGGATTTATTCCAAACTTGCGGGCGTTCGTTCGGAAATTGACGGAATGTCAAAAGAATGAGAAAACGAACAACAATGATATTCATATTTTTCGGACGATCAAATTTCAAGAACGTTCCGTTGATTGTTCAATCTTTACAAAATCGACTTTTTATATTCAAGCAAGATCACCGGTTGCCGTGAAATATCACCAACAAGATCATGAACAAAACAATTCGTCACGGACGTTTTGATTGAATATAAATTTGTTGACATTGAAGACGGATCATTTGTTGAATGAACCGCGTGTTGATCATGAAATGACACGGGTGACAAGTGAGTTTATAAAGCAATCACGGGTGCGGTGAAATACATTTTCATGAAAACATTCCAAATTTCGACGGGTGACGATCCGGAAAAAGACATTGTGAAAGATCGAACACCAAAAAAAGAAAAAGAACCAACGACAACAAAAAAAGATCCACTTGCATTTGACGAAGAAAATTCCGAATTTGATCCAAATATTTTCAAAAGTGAATTCACGCAAAATGACTTTGAAAATTTCAAAAAAGCGGTTGAAAATGGAAGTTTTGACATAAAATGAAAAACCGCAAACGAAGTGATCGACAAGATTTCGGAAAAATACGACGTTTGATCAAAACGAAAACTTGAAATTCAATGATTTATAAAATGTCAAAAATAAATCATGAAATGGATTTCCGAAAAAAGCAAAGTCGATCGGAAACAAATCATTCAATGGTTGAATGATCAAAAAGACGGTGAATATTCGATCGAAATAAAAAAGTTTTGAAAGAAAACCGACGCACAAAGTTGATATTATCGGGGCGTTGTGTTGGAAACGATTGCGCAAGAAACGTGATTTGCCGGAATTCAACGGTTTTATTTGGGGGGAATGCCGATCATCATGGACGGGAAGGAATATTTGCACGCCGTCATGAAATGATTGTTGCAAAAAACCACATCGAAGACAATGACAAAATTTGAATATTCGGAATTGATCGAAACAGCAATTGAAGTTGCGGACAATCTTTGAATAAAAGTTCCCGCACCTATCAAATAAAAAAGTTTTTTATTCTTAATCAATAAACCATGCAAAGACAACTTTACAACATCGGTGCAACAAGGTTGATTTTACCAAAACGACTTTGATTTTTAGTTCAAAATTTTTGAAAACCGGTTGATCGGACATTTGAACAAAGTTTGTGACACAATTCAAAATATTTGTATTATGTGAAAGATTGATGAATTTCAATTGAAACGAATGTTTCAACCGTTTATTGATCACTTGAAAAAGCAAAGGAAATTCAAAAACAAAATGATTGAAGGTTCATCATGGAAGAATTGAATTCAAAATGAACAACACGGGAAAAATATTCAAAGCAAAATCAAGAATTGCAAGAAGAAAACGAACAATTGAAAAAAGAAAACGAAGAATTGAAAAGTCTTCCGCCGGTTGAAGTTGAAGAAATTCACAATGACTTTGATATTTACCCCGCAAGTGATCCAAGATCCAAATTTCATGACGAATGGAAAAAATCACAAGAAAAATTTGACGATCCACAAGACGAAAATTTGACGAAATCAAAAGAAAAGCCGGTGACGGTTTGGAAAAATAAAAAATAAAAATTTGATTTTTATTCCTTAAAAAATTTGACGTATGGAAAACCAACAAACAGATTTGCACACGTTCGGGGAAAATTTCCGAACGATCCAAACAAACCGTGCAAAAGCGCAAATGGAATTGCGTGATCTTGAAATGGAATTGCAACAAACGGAATTCCGACAAAAAATTCAAGAAAAGAAAAGGGAAGTTGCCGAACGGGAAGAAAAAGAAAACGCAACAAAACAAATGATTGTCAACGGAATGTTGCAAAATCAATTGAAATCAATTGAATTCACGTTTCAGAAGTTTACAGTTAAAAAAAACCCGTGATCTTTGGTGATCGAAGACGAAACAAAGATCCCGAATGAATTCAAGAAGGAAAAAACGGAAGTTGTGATTGACAAGAAAGCAATCAAAGAAAAAATTGCAAACGGGGAAGACGTTGACGGTGCAAAAATTACATTTTCCCATTCTTTAATCATAACGCCAAAATAATCATGACAACGAAAGAAAAGATCCAACAATTGCAACAAGATTTTGTTCGTGAATACCCGAAATTTTGAAAGCGTGTTTGAATAAAACATATTTGTGAATATTTCGGGATCACGCGTCAAGCAATTTATAAAGAAAGCACAAAACCGAATTCAAAAGTGAATTCAATCGATCGGTGAAGCCGATCAAACGAAAAATTCATCAAGTTTTTATTTCATAATTACACAACCAAATGAAAATAAGGGGGGAATTAAAAGAAAAAACCGAAGTTCAAACATTCGGGGAAGGTGAAAACGAATTCAAAAAGCAAACTTTGATCTTTGTTGAAGTTGAACCGGAAGTTGAATTTCCGAACACAATTGCAATCGATTTCACAAATGACAAATTAAGTCTTGCGGGTGCAATGGAAGTCGGGGGAATTTATGACGTGAATTTTTCAATTTCATGCAAGAAAACCGACAAGGGCGGAATTTTCAACACGATCCGTTGACGAAAGATCAATGCAATCAAAACACCGGACGAAAAAGAAGCGGACGAAGTCGTTCCATTTTAGTCATTCAAACATGATCACAATGAAAGACAACATGCAAGAAATAATCGAAAACGCAAAAGCGTCAAAACACACGGACGCAATCTTGTTTTTGATTGAAAACAAATCCGATCTTGCAAACAAGGTGCAAGAAATAGTTCAACAAGCAATTCCGGAAGACGAACAATTGAAAAAAGCAATTGCAATCGTTTCCGAATATGTGTTCAACGGTTGCGTTGAAATTTTATCAAACGACAAAAAAGATGAATAAAAAAATTTTGCTTGTGATCCCGTCATATTCGGGGGAAATCAATGATCATGTCAGAAAATGAATTGATGAAATGATCATTCCGGAATGATACGAATTGGAAGAAAAGGTGATCATTAGAACAATGATCCACGTTGCAAGAAATTTTGCCGTCAAATTGACTTTGGACGGGTGATTTGATTATTTGCTTTTTTGTGACGACGACAACGCACCGGAAAAAGACGCGTTGAAATTATTGTTGGAAGCGGACAAAGACATCATTGGTTGAATAATAAGGGGAAGACAATTCCCGCACAAACTTTGCATATTTGATCAAGAACCCGACAAAGACGGTTTCAGATCATATATTCAATTCCAACGCATGCCAATCGTTCCGGACGATGTGTTTGAAGTTGCAAACACATGAACCGGTTTCATTTTATACAAAAGGGAAGTTTTGGAAAAATTGCGGGAAGAATACAACCACAACCCGTTTGAATTCAAGGTTGCACATTATGTTCAATTTATAAACGGATCACGGGTTGAACTTGAAAAAGCGTTTCCAAGATTTATGCCAATTTTTAAGTATGAAAAAGACGGATCAATCAAAATTGTTCATGCACCCGTTTCGGAAGACATTTTGTTTCATGAACGCGCAAGATATTTTGGTTTTCATATATACGCGCACAAAAAAGTTTGTTTGAAACATTACGACACAAACGGGGATTTTTATTCCGTAGAAGACGAAATTGATGTTGACGATTGCAATGACGGTTTATAAACGAACCGAACGAACCGCAAAAACGATTGCAAGCATGATCGAAAACAAAGCCGGACAAATTGAATTGTTGGTTTTGTTGGACAATCCATGATCAAACGAAGCACAAAAGTTGCAAGAATTGATCGACAAACGAAATCCGGACGATTGAACGTTGCAAGTTTACATTCAAAGGAATGACAAAAAGATCACCGGATTGCGAAACAAAGCGTTCGAACTTGCAAAGAACGAAAATGTGTTTGTGATCAATGACGATGTTGAATTTTCAAAAAATTTTGATAAAATAATCGAAGAACATTTGGAAAACAATGTTGTCAATCCGGTTTTCACGACACCGCATGACGAAGGTTTGAGATACAAAGACAACAACATTTCGTGACACGCATGGGCGATCAAAAAATCAAATCGAAACAAAATTTGAAAGATCGATGAAAGGTTGCGTTTGCGATATGGTGACGACTTTATATTTCACAACGCAATTGATCACGGTTTGAAAATTGAATGGATCACCGATGTTGAAATATTTCACCGGTGATCAAAGACATTGACAAACGAAGTGGTGCAAAAAGAAATCAAAAGAACAATCAAACAAGATCAAGAAAATCGAAAGACAATATTGAATGAAAAATGACGGTTTGATTTTAGGTTCGAACAAACATGGAAAAATTCAACAAACATCACAAGTTGCCAAAGTCAAGGGGGTGAACAGCCGACAAAAGCAACATAAAAATTCGAGATATGAAAGAACACGCCAATCGACATGCGGTTTATTGAAACGACACGCCGATTGAACAGATCATCAAAGTCTTGACGGTGAACAAAGGGGTTCGAACGAAATGATTTGAAGACGCAATCATTGAAGTCTTGTTGAATTATGACGGGGAATATTACAAAGAAAGGTGCATGAATAAAGATCCACGTGACGATTTATCACCAATTGACGAATAAAAATGAAAAAAACAACGATCATTTTGATCGACAACCATGAATGAAAAATTTTCAATGCGTTGCAATCGATCAAAAATTCATTGGAATTGTTGCAATTTGGAAAATTTGAATTCATAATTGCAACACAAAAAGCAACGGACGATTTGTTGCAACAAATCAAACCATTCAAGGAATTCAACATTCAAATTGTTTCTTGTGAATGACGTCCAAAAACAAAAGCGTTGAACGTTGCCGTTGCACAAGCAAAGAATGAATTCATTTGCGTCATGGACGAAAACACGATCATTTTCAAAGGATTTTTCGAAAAAATGATCGAATGATTGAATGATCCGTTGATTTGAATTGTTTGTCCAAGATTTATGCAATGAAAGGACGCACGAAAAGGTTGGTTGTATTATCGGAAAAAGAACATTGATCCGGATTGTTTCATGTTTAGAAAATCCGACATGACAAAGATGTTTCCAATTCCGTTGCAACTATACAATCGGGAAAATCATTTCTTCAAAAACAAGATCATTGAATGGTGATTGAATATAAAAATATTAAGAAATTGCGTTTGTCACCATTTCAAGACATACACCGCAAACGAATGTGCGGACACGTATTTTGCGGACGAATATGTTCGACTTGCGGAAAACAAAAAACGAAACATTGAAAACATTGAATTGAAATCAAATGATCCAATGGTTGATTTAATCTTTTAATCAAAAAAACATGTTTCAATATTTGCTTTTGACAATTTATCGAACACTTGCAACATGGATTTCGTTTTGTTTATGACATAAACGACACGACAAATCAAAACATGTGATTGCAATGATTATTGTTTGAATTGTGTTCGGGTTGATTTTATTTGAAAAAGTTGAATAAAATGAAAACATTTCTTGTTCTTGCGTGCGTGATCCTTTGTTTGATTTCATATCACCTTTTGATCCTATATATTCACGCAAAATTTCAAGTCTTCAAATCCGATTTCATGATCGAAGCATTGACGGTGATATTATTTGCCGTCATTTGTGCGTTGTGCATTGTTTTATTTTTGAAAGTATAAAATGCAACAAACAAAATATGATTATAACGCATTGAAACTTGAATATTTCAAATCCGACATCGACGAAATCAAGTGATTTTGGATTGATAAAGGTTTGAATTACAATTCACGCGTTGCAACAATGACGAAAGGACGGTGACAAGAAAAACAAGAACGAAGGAAATCAATTCTTGAAAAAGCACTTGAACGTCAAAAGGACAAGATTTCCAAAGAACTTGAAATTCCGGTTGAAGATCTTTTGAAGATCAAAAAAGATGTGATCGATTTGATGAAACATAAAGTCAAACAATACACGCAAAAAGTTGAACTTGCGGTTGACGGTGAAGACGTTCCGATCAATACAAAGGATTTGGAAAAGATCCGGAAGGTTGCAAAGGTTGAATTAGGTGAACCAATGATCGTGACAAAGAACGAATGAAAAACAACGCTTGAAACATCATGACCGTTGGTTGAAATTATATGTTCCGAAGAAGCGGACGAAATGGAAGACGACGAAATGGAAGACGACGAATAAACGTCGTTTTTTTTATTTGCATTTTTATTTTCAAACAATATAAAAATATTATCATTTCATCGATGAAAAAATAATATCATGTTTGAAAAATGAAACAATCTTTGATCCATAAATCGAAAAATTTCAAGCAATAAAAAGAAGCGGGTTCATTTGAATTTGTTGGTTGCGCTTTTTTGAATATCACGTCAAGCAATCAAGAACGAATGTTGCAAAATGAAAATTGATTTGTCCGATGAATTACAAGTTGCGGTTTATATCAAAAACAAATTAAAATGACAAATAAAATAAAATTGTTTCCAAAGCAAACCAAAGTCCGAAAGGTTTTGACAAATCAAAAAAATCCCGTTTTGGAATTGTTGATCGGTGGTGGTGCGGGTTGATCCAAAACATTCACCGGTTGTTTGCGGTTGACGACGATGTGTTTGAATTTTCCGTGAACGCGTTGGTGATTGTGACGTTCAAAAATGAAAACATTGAAAATGACATCATTGAAAACGTTGACGAAACTTTTGACGAATGAATTTTGATTTGTTGAATGAAAGGATTTCAAGATCACATGATCAAATGATCCACAATCACCAAACACCGTGACATTCAAGAATTGATCCGAAATTCTTTTGTTGGATTTGAAATATTACCCGTCACTTGATCCGGATTTCGACGATTTGTGATCTTTGGAATTGACGGGTTGATTTATTGACGAAGCGGTTCAAATATCAAACAAAGCATATCAAGTTTTTAGTTCAAGGATCGGAAGACGAAAAAACGACGAATATTGATTGAAACCAATGTTGTTGTTGTCATGCAATCCATGAAAAAATTGGGTTTATCAAGATTTTTATAAACCACAAAAAGCGTGAACGATCGAACCGCACAAAAAGTTCATTCAAATTCTTGCAACGGACAATCCATATTGTCCGAAAGATTACATTCAAAAATTGTCACTTATGCCGGATTGACCGATGAAACAACGTTTGTTCTTTGGGAATTGGGAATATGACGACGACACAAACAAGGTTTATTCATACCGTGATTTGCAAAGCATTTTCACCAATCCATGAATGACGGGTGACAAATACATAATCACGGACGTTGCGGGTGCGTGAAAGGACGACACGATCGTCACGGTTTGGGATTGACGAAAGATCATTGACACGGTGATTGAAAACAAATCCACGCCGGAAACCGTCAAGCATATCATGCAACAAAAGCAAATTGAATACAATGTGAAAACAAAAAACATGGTTTATGACGGATCTTGATTGTGACGGTGATTGTCCGGATTGTGATGTGAAATATTTCAAGGTTGATCAAAACCAATTCCAACCAAAGACGCAACGGATCAAGAAAAAGAATGATTGAACAAAACATATTTGAATTTGCGTTCACAATGTTTTTTCATGCTTGCAAAATGGATCAAGGACGGTTCATTGTCGATCCCGAATATTGACGACGATTTGAAAACAAGAATTTTGGAAGAACTTGACGTCATTCAAGCATGGAAAATTGAAAAAGATTGACCGTTGCAAATTATACCAAAGGAAGAAATAAGGAAAATTTTGTGACGTTCACCGGATTTTGCGGACGTGATTTCAATGCGTGTTTATTTTGAATTGATCGAAAGAAACGATCCGATGTTTTATTAAGAAAAAACAAAACATGAAAACAGTTGCACCACCATTCATTGATCAAAAAACATTTGATTGATTGAAAAGCCGTGAAAAAGCATATTTGGTTTTTTTATATCAAAAGCGTTTCACGAAAACCCAAATCATGAAAAGATTGTTCATTGACAACGAAAGGACATTCCAAAGATTGCAAAAGAAAATGTCGGATTTGATCCAACGTCAAAATGACGCAAAGTGAATGCACCCACTTGAAAAATAAAAAAAAACCAATAAAAACACATTGCAAAAAAAATTTTATTTTCTTTTCAAAAAATCATGTCAAGATACATTTGAAGAAAAATCAACGTCGGGTTCGGAAAAGAAACGACAAGGTGAACAGCCGTTGCACCCGCAATTCGATGTCCAAAATCAACAATGGAATTTGATGAAAAATCCGAAAAAGTGATTGACGAAAGTTCAATCGGAGTGATTGAAGACAGTTTTGACGGACATGTTTCAAAACAACGGGCGGAAGGATCTTTGGAGTGCAACGTTTATGCAAACGTCATTTGATATGTTCTTTTGAATATATTCGGAAGCGTTGCAACAACAAGTTCCGGCGGTGCATATTCACACGCATTTTCAGTTGCCGAAAATAATCAACACCAATCATTGACAATATGAATTGCGGACGATACACAAGACAAGCAATTCCCGCTTGCAATGATCAACACGGTTGAAATCGGTGCGGAAGTTGGTGATTTTGTAAAAGCAAATATTGAATTCAGATCAAAGAAAGGTGCAAACGCAAGTTTGACACCAACATATTCAACGGATTATGCAATGCTTTGAAAACATGTGAAAGTTTATTTTGCGGACAACCTTGCATGATTGAACAGCGCAACGGCGGTGAACGCAACAAATTTCACATTGACGATCAACAAGAATATTGAAGACGTTGACGTTCTTTGAAGCGTTGAACCAAACGATTTTTGCAACACGCAATTCACCGTTGAATGAAATGTTGAACTTTTACGAGATGACGAAACATATCAAGCACTTTATAAGGATTGAACAAAAAAAGCAATGAGAATTCAGATCATTGACGGAAATGACACAATTTGAACCGCAAGCAATCCAACATTGACTTTTGATCTTGCAAGCGTGATCATGACGGAATTTGCAAAGACACAAGACAATGACGCATTGATAAGACAAGGAATTGATTTCAAAGCACTTTATTCAATGAGTGACGCAAAAATGATCAATGCAACTTTATTGAACACAAAATCGTCTTATTAAAAATTTTATTTTTTAGAAAATACCAATGTTGAAAGAATATTCGAAAAAACTTGCGAATGAAATTGCAAGCAAAATTTGAATGGTTCAAGTCAAAGAAAATGTTGAAAATTGAACATTCAAAGTCGTTGCAAGTGACGAAACGGTTGATCGTTCCGGTGAAACAATAAAAATCGACAGTTGGGATTTGAAAAATTACATGAAAAATCCAATCATTTTGTTTGGACATGATTATCGATCACTTGACAGCATTGCGGGAAAAGCAACGAACGTGTATGTTGAAAAAAATCAATTGATCGTTGAAGGGGTTTTTGCATGAACCGAACCCGCACAAATGTTGCGTCAATTATATGACGAAGGGATCATGAAAACCGTTTCCGTTGGTTTCATTGCAAAAAAGCGTGATCCAAACAATCCAAAAATAATCACGGAAGCCGAATTGCTTGAATTGTCATTCGTTCCCGTTCCTTGCAATCCAAATGCGTTGTCTTTGAATAAGGACGTTTTGAATGCAATGGTTGAAAAATGATTGATCAAGGAAATTGATGAAACAAATTCCGACGATCCAACAAATGAAAATGATCAACAAGAAAACGTTGACGAAACAGTTGAAACAGTTGACGAAAACGTTGATCAAGATGTCGAAGAAAATGAACAACCGGTTGAAGAAACCGACGATCAAAAAGACGACGAAGAAAAACCACTTGACAACGAAAGTCAAAAAACCATAAATGAAAAAGAAATTGTTGATCTTTGAGAATATGACGAACCTTTGTGAAAACAAATGCGTGATAAAATCAAGGAAAAACAAGTTTCCGACAAAATCCATGTTTCGATCGTTGAAATATATGCAAAACATTTCATTTTCGAACTTTGGGTTGATTATGACGACGTTGATGAATTCAACGAAGACATGTTGTGATTTTACGATCAAGCATATTCATTGAACGAAAACGTTGTTGAATTTGTTGGTGACGCCGTAAAGGTTGAACCAAAAACCGTTTGGATTTCGAAAGGACATTCAAACGTAATAAAGGATTTGATTTCCGAAATAAAAGGATCTTGAACGTCCGATGACAAGGACGACGACGTTGAAAAAGCGAACGCAAAGATCCAATTGCAAAAAGAAGCATTGCAAAATGTTTCGAAAGTTGTGTCAGACGCTTTGCACAAAATCAAATTATAAAAACCTTTTTTATTCTTAATTTTACAAGAAAAATGGATCAAAAACAATTACAAGAAACACTTGAAACAACTTTGAAAGAAGTTCTTCCATGAGTTGTTGACGCAACAGTTGACGCAAAAATGGACGAAAAAGTTTCAAATTTAGAAAACGCAATTGCGGATCTTAATAAGTCAATCAAAATGTGAGTTGACGAAGAAAAAGAAAATGTGAACGAAGCAAAAAAAGCAATGTGAAAATTCTTCAAAGCACTTGCAAAATGTCACAACGACGCCGAAGTTGCACAAGTAAAAGCAACATATTTGAACGAATGAACAGACGCCGAAGGTTGATACATGGTGCCGGTTGAATTTGCAAGGGAAGTTTTCAGAATTGCAAGTGACGCATGAGTTGTCAGAAAATACGCAAGAATTATTCCAATGTGAACAGACACAAAGAATATTTCAACAATCACAAATTCAATTGTTGCATATTGGACAGACGAAGGGGAAGCATACACATGAAGCAAACCAACAGTTTGACAATGCCAACTTGTTGCATATAAAGTGACGGCGCTTGTAAGTGCAACAAATGAATTGATCGAAGACAACATGACAGATCAAGAAGTTTGGACATTGATGTCAGAATTGATCGGTGAAAAGATTGCCGAATTCGAAGACGAAAATGTTCTTGTTGCAAGTTCAAAGTTTACAGCATTACTTGCAAACACAAATGTGAACATCACAACAATGTCAACATGACAAGAATTTGCAAATATTTCGTATGATTATTTGATCGACGTTGTGAGAAGCGTTCCAATGAAATATAAGAAAGGACAACCACGTTGGTTCATGTCACAAGATATTGTGAAATATATTGAAAAATTAAAAGACAACGAAGGACAACCAATTTTCTTTTCAACAAGATCAATCAGAGATTGACAGCTTGAAAACTATCTTCTTTGATACCCTTTGGAGATCGTGGACGCAATGCCATGAGATACAACAAGCGGTGCAAGCAAGACATTTGTTCTTTTCGGAGATCTTAAAAATTGGGCGTTCGGTGATAGAAGACAACTTTCATTAAGTGCTTGATATTTAAGCGGAAATTGGGAAAAAGACATTCAATCTTTGAAAGCAAGTGAAAGAATTGCCGGTGCTTGTATATTTCCAAAAGCATTTGGAGTTTTGAAAACATGAGTTGAAAGCGCATAATTTGTGACAATATAACAAGGACGGATCATTTCCGTCTTTGTGAATATTGTTTCAGATTTTATTTCATAAACAATCAAAACCATGTGAAAGAATTCAAAAAAAACAAACGTCAAGGAAGTTGAAAAAGTTGAAGTTGAAAACGAAAATGTTGAAGTTGAAAACGTTGAAGTTGAAAACAATGAAACAAAATCCGACGATTTCCATGACAAGATCCAAAACACATCAATTGGACGCGTGAAAGTTGTTGCAAAATACAATCACGGATCATTTGAAAAAGGTTGTGAATATGAAGTTTCACCAAAGGTTCTTGAATTATACAATGGAATATTTGATGTTTTATAAAATAAACAATCAAGCAATGGACGTTTGCATTTTATCAAAAAATCAATAAAAGATAAATGCAAGCGTTTTTTTATTTGATATTTTCCGACAAATGCCAAATGATCCAATAACAGATGAACAAAATTTGAACAATGCCGTTTCATACGTGAAAACGGTTTTGTGAATTACATGATCCGACGAAGACACACTTTTGAAAATATATGTTCAAAGTTGCGTTGCCAAAATTTATGAAATGACATGAATTGATTTGTTGCAACTTTGATCCGTTGAAAAAAAATTCGACGGTGCGTGACAAAGAATTTTGTTTTTGCCAAATTACATTTGAGAATTGGAAAAAGTTCAATACAATTGAAACCAACGGTGAACACCGGATCGAAAGGATTTCGACGCCAATTCGTATGTTTTGAAAGACGATTGACAACTTGTTTTCAAATCATGATTGCCAAGATGATTTTCAAATATTTTGATCGAATTCAAATATTCATTCGACGATTTCAATTCAATTCCAAGAAGTCTTGCGGATCTTAAACTTGCACTTGCATTGTTGGTTTGAAATATAAAAGAAACACAAGCAACGACATGATATTCAAGCGAAAGCGTTTCATGAACAACGATCACTTTTGACAAAACAACGATCACATCAAACGTTCAATCACTTTTGGACAAATACATTGTTTTTGGTTTATAAAAAGAAGACATCATGCAAAAATTCAAACTTGATTATTTCACCGCAACGGTTGATCGTCTTGTTTATGCAACCGACA